GATCTGGGGCATGTTTTCTCCTGGCTAAAGCTGTTGTGTGTCGATCTCTATTACGCTGCGTTCGGGATGAGCACCGCTTCGATCAACTCGCCCGCGCCGGCGGCGGCTTCCAGCGCGATCGCGAGCCGCGCGCCCGAGGTTACCCAGGTGATCCCGCGGCCGGTCGCGTCGGACTTGAGCGTCGCGCCGGCGGCGATCGCCGCGCCCGCCTCGATGATGCTGGTGCCGAGCACGTCCACCGGGATCTTGTCCCCCGAGACACCGCCCACGCGCGAGACGCCCAATGCGTTCAAGTCCGCGCCGGTCTGGATGCCGGCGACCGTGGTGAAGCGGTTCGCGGCGACCGTGGCGGTCAGCGTCTGGGTAAGGCTCAAGATCGGGATCGACTGCTTCATGGCGACGGCTCCTTTGGCGGGTGCGTGCTGCTGGGGTGGCTCAGTGGTTCACCGCTTTGACAGCGGCGTCGTAGCTGGTGCCCGGATGCTTGTGCTGGTAAGCGAGCGCCTGGCTGTGCAGCTCCAGGCGCTCCGGGTCGACGGTGTAGCCGGGAGGCGCGGCGAATGCCACGGTGCGGGCTTCGACGTCGCCCGCGCCGACTTCTCTGAACTCCACCTGCTTGGGCAGCGCGGCGAGAAATTCGCGCAGCCAGGCGCCGGAGGGCTTGGAGATTTTCTTGTCGCCCTCGCCGAATTCGACCACACCGTCGGCGGGAAGCGTGGTCATGAAGGCGACCAGGCCGTCCTTATGAACGGGCAGGATCTTCCCGGCCGCGACCAGTGCGTCGACTTCACCCGCGATCGCGGCGCGCCGCTGCGCGGCTTCGCTCGCCTTGAGCGCCTTGTCGCGCTCGGCGAATTCCGCGATCTTGCGTTTGTGCTCTTCCTCCTGCGCTTTGAGCGCGGCGGCCTGGTCGTCGAGTTCCTTCTGCGTCTTCATGAGCTGCTCCTCTTCGTGACGTTCTGCATAACTCAGCCCGCTGTCGGCCGGTTGCATCGCGCTCTGTTCGAGCGAAGTGATCTGGTAGTCGGGGATGACGGTGTCGGCCTTCTCCAGGCCGAACTCGCCGATGAGAAAATCCCGGATGCGGCGGAACAGGCTCGCGGTGGTCTGCGTGTTCCAGTCGGTGAACTCGACCACGCCGCTGTCGTCGCCGGCGAAGCTCGCGTTCTTCAGCCCCTGGACCGAGGGCGCGTTCGCCCCGAGGAAACCGACGTGCTTCAGGTAATAGATGCCGGGCTTGGGGTTGCCGGCAGCCGCCGGCGTGTAGAACGCGGCGGAAATCTTCTTGAAGCGGCCGGCGTTCACCATCTCGGCGAACTGCGCCTCGACCTGGTCGGGCACGGCGGCGAGCACGCCTTCGGCGAAGGCGAGCGCCTTGACCCAGCCGTAGGCCGGCGCGTCGGTCTTGGGATGGCCCACCACGAGCGGGGCCTCGCGCAGCGCCGGATCGTAGGCCGCGGCGCAAGCCTCGAGGTCTGCCGCGGAAAAATCGATGACGGCGCCGTTGAGCGCCGTGTGCCTGCCCGCCTTGAAGATCTGCAGTGCCTTCACGGGGGCGATGCTACGGGTGGAGCGCGGGGGGATACTACGGCGGACGGGCGACCGCCCCTCCGAAACGATGCTGTGGTCTAGCTTGCGCGAAAGCGCCCGGGCCGTCAATTTCCGGGGGGAGGTTCCACGTGGAAACGGGCCCCTGGCGGGCCCGGCGATGGGGGCAAATTTGGGCGCGATCGAGCCGTTCGGCCGCTGCGCGCTGGAAATCGGGGTCAGACCCCCCGCACAGAATCGAAAGTAAGCCCTTTAAGAACCCTTTAACTCCCGACGATTTCGCGAGAACGTAGGGTAGGGCCACCGAAATGCTCCTGGCGCGTTCTAGCGCGCCGGGGCCTCACCCGCGCCGTCCGGCAAAACCGCCCCTCGCCCTGCGGGCGAGAGGCCGCCGGCGGCCGGGAGAGGGGCGCGCCCCTTCGGGCCGCGCCCCCGCTCAGATCTGAGCGAGTTTTAGCACAGAGCTGCGGGTCAAAGCTCCCAGGCCCGGGCGAGGTAGCCGTTGACGATGCGCAGGAGCTCCGTCTTGTCGGCTTCGCTCGCGCCGAGGTAGGGCCGGGCGGGGATCTTCGCTTTGCCGCCGCGGCCGGCGGCGCCGCCGAACTGGTGGATGGCGGCATAGAGGACGTTGGTGCCGATCTCGACCGCGTCCTTGGTCGCGGCGAAGGTGATGGAGTTCCGCAGGCGCCCTGAGAGCCGCAGCGTCTGGCCGCCCTCGGCGAGCGCGCGCAACGAGGGCCGCCACGGCGTGCCTTCGGGTGATTGTCCCGCGCGGAAGCGCAGCTGCGTGCCGGTCTTCAGCGCCCGGCCGATGTCTTTCATCGCCGGCGTCATGTCGCCGCCGACCGGCAGCGCCGCGAGGAGGCGCGCGAACGCCGCCTTCACGCGCCGGTCTTCGATCCTGATCTTGCCGTCAACGGCCATCGCCGCCTCCTTGTTTATATTCCTTCCGCTTGGCCTCGTAGGCGCTCTGCAGGTGCGCGAGGCGATCCGCGCCGGGATTGTAGGCCCAGCCCGGATCGATGCCGACGGGCACGCGCGAGATCTCCCCCGAGCGCGGATTGGTGTATTCGCGCGTCGGCGAAGCCGGCGCCGGGTCCACCGTCTTGCCCATCGCCTGGAGCTGGCTCTGCGAGAGCTGGATCACCGAGCAGCGGCAGTTCCAGCCATTCGGCGGCGTATGCGTGTCCCACCACGGATCGTCGGCCGGCAGCACGGTGCCGTCCCACGCGCGGTGCTCGGCCCGAGTGCGGTTGTCGTCGATCGCGTCGTACATGAGATAGGGCGCATCGGCCTTGGTGTCCTGGATTTGCTCCCAGCTGCCGGCGGCATATGCCGTTTGCATATTGACGCGGAAGATGGTGCGAAGGCGCCGCGGGCTGCCGAGCTGCGCGAGCACCGTCTCGCCGGTCGCCTCGTCGACCATCGCCTTCTTGCCCCACCAGCCGGCATCCTGGAGCAGGGGCTCCAGACCCTTGCGAAACTGCGCGAGCGTCTGCCCCTCGGCGATCGCGCGGTCCACCGCCGCGCGCACGTCGCGCAGCAGATCCACGTCCATCATCTTCGCCACGGTGAACGCGACGTCGTGCTCCTCGTGCCATACGTCCTGCCAGGCGAAGCCGATCCTGTAGCCCTTGGCGCGGAAGAACTTGAGCGCCTCGGCCGGCGCGAGATCGAAGCGGGCGGCGATCACCATTGTGCGCGCCTAGCGTTTGCGCACGGGCAGGATCCAATGGAAGACGAAATGCTCGCCGCTGTTGGCATCGATCTCGGCGCGCCATTCGTAGTCGTTTTCGTCGATGCCGCCGTGGCAGCTCTGCAACACCTTGGTGCCGGAGATTTGCAGCGCGCCGTTTTTGATGCCGTTCGGATTGACGTCGACGCCCCTGGCCATCGCGACGGACAGCACGGCGCTCCCGGGTACGATGGTCTTGGTGATCTCGCCGGTCACCGGGTCGCTGAGGTCCTTCGTGAAATCGAAGCTCAGCGTGATCGTCTCCAGCGGATCCTTGGGAGAGAATTTCATGCGGCCGCCCTGAAGTTGCGATCGTTGGCCGCGGCGGTGAAGCTGCGCGCCGCCGTCGTGGCGACGAAGCTGCGCGCTGCCGCCGCGGCGAGGAAGTCGCGCACGTTGGACCCCGCGGCGAAATCGCGTGCCTGCGCGACCGCGATGTAGCGGGGATCGGTGAACAGCTCGACGCCGGCGCCCGCGACCGCGCCCGCGGCGTTCGAGGTGTCGTTTGCGGCAGTGCGCGCGATCGCGCCGGTGACCTTGACCTGGCCGACCGCCGCGCCGGTGTCGTTCGCGGTGGTCTTCGCGATCGCGCCGCTGACCTTGACCTGGCCCGCGGCCGCGCCGATGTCGTTCGCGGTGGTCTTCGCGATCGCGCCGCTGACCTTGACCTGGCCGGTCGCCGCGCTGGTGTCGTTCGCGTTGGTTTTGGCGATCGCGCCGCTGACCTTGACCTGGCCGGCGGCCGCGCTGGTGTCGTTCGCGTTGGTCTTCGCGATCGCGCCGCTGACCTTGACCTGGCCTGAGGCCGCGCTGGTGTCGTTCGCGGTGGTCTTCGCGATCGCGCCGGTGACCTTGACCTGGCCGCTCGCGGCCGAGGTATCGTTGCCTGCGGTCTTCGCGACCGAACCGCTGACGGTGATCGCGCCTGAGGCCGCGCTCGTGTCGTTCGCGTTGGTCCTGGCGATCGCGCCCGCAACGCCAGTGACACTTCCGCTCGCGCTCGATGTATCGGCAGCGGTTGTCTGCGCGATGATTCCGGTTACAGCGGAAGCCTCGTCGAGCACATCCCAGTCGATGAAACCGCCGCCCGCCTCCGGCTCGACGATCGCCTTCGGTACGACCTCGCGCAGTGCAACGACCTTGAGCGTCATCCCCGTTACCGCTGCTTCACCAGATTGCGCCCGGTCACGGTGCAGGTCTGGAAGGTCCAAACGCCGGAGGCGCCTGGGTTGCACGAAATGCCGATGATCGAACCGCTCGGCGTCGTGTCGAACGTGGCCGAGAGTGCCAGCTTGATCTGAATCTGCGCCGCGTTCGCAAGACCCGTCGTAGTGTTTATGTGCTCAAGAGTGGCAAAACTCTGGATCTGCCCGGAGGCACCCACCGCGCGCACGACGGCCTCGATTTCGCAGACGCCCGTGTCGGTCGCCGCCGTCTGCGCGAGGAAAGTGTGCGTTCCGCGCGAGGTGTCGCCGGTCGTCCCCGCCGTACCGAAGCGCAGATTGAAGATCGGCGTGGCTATGCCTGCAGCCGTTTTGTTGAAACTGAACCGCCACCGGAAAAATGCCCCCGCCTGCAGCAACCCCGTGACGTTCAGGCCGCTGCCGGTGAGGTACGTGTCCGCCGCGTTCGCCACCACATCGGCGGTATTCGCGTTCGCGTCGATCACCAGGCTCGACAGATTGGTGACGACGAAGAAGCCGACGTTCTCGATATACTCCAGCGTGTCGCCGGGGGCGAGCGTCGCCTTGTGCAGCGAAGTGGTGATATCCGCCGAGTCGTTCAGCAGAATCTCAACGTCGCACGAGAGCGTCGCGTGCTTGTTGCGCCACCAAGCCTTCTTGACCGAGCGGCAATTGCTCGCACCCGGCGCCGCAAGACAGGTGCCCGTCGCAGCCGAGGCGAAGGCAGCGCATTGCTTGTTCCCCATGTCCACCGCGACGCCAGTCGCCTTGACGTACTCGATGAAGCAGACCGTCGAGTCGATGGACGCGGCCGAGCTGCGGGCGCACTGAAGAATCGAAGTGGTGTTCGGCAGATACACGAGCTACCCTTTCATCCCCGCGCTTCCGA